TTCTGCAGCGCAACATGTGCGTTTCGCACCATCACATATGTTTCCCCATTGAAAACCGGCCGCATCTGACAAAACTCAACTCTCTCCAACACATCCACTGTGGCTTCCACGGTCATCCGGAATCCGAGGCGCAGGAACCATACACTAAGGTCCTTTCTGAACTTCTCTTCTTCCTTCCTCTCCATGAACACCACACAATCATCACCATTATTCACCAACTTGCATTCAACCCCGCGGACCTTGGCGTAAGCGTGTACCATAGCGCACATAATGAGGCAGTTCCCGAGAGCAGTGTTCATGTCACCGCTAAACCGTTTGCCTCGCACCTTGTACTTCAACTTACCATCTTCAGCATAACCTCGTCCAACATTGTCAACCTGCCACCGGAGTAGTTTGCGAAGCCTCCGATCACCCGGGAATAAATCCTGGTAGACCGAGTGCTCCCACTCCAGCATAGCAGCCGACACATGCATGTCAAACTTGGTTGCATCCAACCCAATTCCTACGGGATCCGCAAATGAATCCCACTTACCCTTGATAATACGGGCAACCCCCTCCACATTATACCCCTTCATTACAGTAGGCCCGTCCCCCCACACCCTGGCTATTCCCTTGTATATTCGATGCTCCATATGTTTAATGTAGCACCCAAGGTCCAGGTTGTATTCGGGGAACCGCGGCTGTATGCATCGGGGTGCCTTGCTCGGATTTCCTTTCTCCAACTTCACGAACGCCACGCTGACAGCGTGGCTTCGTCGTGCCCCCCCACACAATCGTTCGGCAGCTGCCTCATATATGGTGCGCTTTCGACCCCTGTACGTAGCGACGACATCGTCTACTTGCCACGGGGTGGAAATTGCAACATTTTTCAGCAGCTCCCTCTTGAATGATCGCAGGGAGGCACGCACCAGGTTATTTCCTGGTACCGGGGGTGCTTCAAAAGCATCCCCGACCTTACAATAGTACATACGCTCTAATAAGGCTTTCTTGAGCGTGCTGATATCCCCGTTCCACACTCCTAATTCAGAAATGGGGGATAGCCCGACGATTTTGCAAATTCGTCGGGTCTTGGGTTGGCCTAGGGTTTTCGTTACGTGCAGACCGGGATGTGTTAGTGGACTATCACCACTAACCCCGCGTAACACCCCTAGG